TTATGCACACCAGCCATAGCACATCCTTTTTGCATCACTAATGAATTCCAAGCATCTCTTGTTCCTGAAGTTGGAGGGGGTGCCATAATTTTAATTTCTTGATTTGGAAATCGTGGATGAATCTGACTCCAATTTGTTGGTTTTGGTCCATGCTCTGCCATTGCTTTCCATAACTCACCAACAGTTAGATTCATTCTTCTTTCTCCTGCTTTGTTGGCAAAAACAATACCATCATTTCCTACTTTGATTTCAATAATATCAGTCACGCCATTCTTCGCACACAATTCCTTTTCGCTACCTTTGATAGCACGGGAAGCGTTGGTGAAATCGGGATGTTGTGGTCCTAATCCAGCACAAAAAAGTTTCATTCCTCCACCGGTTCCTGTTGATTCTACAATCGGTGTTTTAAATCCATTTCGTCCATGTTTTTCAGCAACAACTGTTGTGAACGGATAAACGGTTGATGAACCTACAATTTTAATATGTTCTCTTGCGAATGCGGTTGCGGATAGTGTAATAAGTGTGAGTAGTAGAAAAAGTTTCTTCATAAATGAATTCTCGGCTAAATGTTAGAAAAAGAGGCGACATTACCTCATTTCTATTTAGAAAAATAATGTTAGATTTCAGTTAGATGAATGTTAGGATTGTGTTAGGATGGTGAGACTGTTTTGGTGACAAGGAACAGCCTCAATCCTCGTCTACATCATGCTGCTAGCGCAACCTGTGCAGAGGTATAATCAGCTGGGTTTGCAGTTGATTTAGTTTGATGTAGGTCATCACCCTCTTTGTACTCCTCAGTATCTTTTTCCCAAGTCGAATCTATTCGGCCCCCTACACTATACAAAATCTTGCATAGTCTGGTGGAGCCGGGGACGAACTGCCCGCCCCGTCCTTAGCGAATATTTTCCTGAATCAACATACAAATTTCACATTTTTCTTTAGTCTACCTTTTATTAGCCCAGTAGTATCTTCATACGGTGCTAAATAATATTCTTTTTCACCGTCATTATACCATTTTAGTCCAAACGTACTTCTTTCTTGTATACCTTTTCTTTTTCTTGTCCATTCCGTTAGAAGTATATAACCTTCCTTTTTTATTTTTGTTCTCATTTTAAACATATCTTCTAATTTTGCATCAGGGTGAATATACCAAGGCTTATTGTATTGCGAATTTTTTTCACCCTTTTTCGAATCAGACATTCTTTTTTTCGTTCTTTTCTTTTGTTCAGGCGTTCTATTTTTTAAAGCTTTTTTACCTAATTCACTGCAAAGTTTTTGATGTTCCTTGTTGTAAGCAAAATTTCCAGATTTCTTTTTTGATTCTTCTGAAAATATACCAACACCTTTTTCTATGCATGTTTTTCCAGCTTTTCTGCTTATTTGTTTTTTTAGTTCAGAGTCTGAATTAATGTGAGTAAAACCACCATCACCCTCTTCAGGTTTTAAATTAGCCCAAGAAGGATCTTCGACAACATTCCAAAGTTCTGAGTAGTAAAGACCTCTTTCTTTTATTTCTTCTTTATCCTCAGATTCAAATAGGATTGTTGTTGTCACATTTTTTTTCCCACCACCATGAACTTTCAAATGATTTAGCCACCTTGTGCCAGATCCGGCATATCTATCAGGATTTTTTGCCTCAGTTTTCCCGAGATACTTCAAACCACTTTTATGTTCTTTTACATATAATTTTATTGTCATATATTCTTAATAATCTAATTTTATATATTCAAGCAAAGGACCTAATCTTTTAGTCCCATTATCATATTGTAGTTCCATCCTCACCTCTACTTTTTCAGAGCCATCACCTTCTTTTGGAATGTCACCACAGGCAACAAGTAAAAAACAGACAAATAGATATCTCATCGAAGAATCCTCACTAAGAGAACATAAACTGTTGAAGATTTTTTTGATTTATTTTTTATGTATTCGGTTTCTTCTTTTACCCAAGTTGAATGAATATCTTGAATATCAAATGGCTTTGTTTTTCCAATAAAAGTATTATTTTCTTCGTATAATTCATAACAATAATAATTCATTTGAAGTTCCTTTAAGGATGGTAAATTAAGATATTGTTCTTGCTGGTTTCCCACCAAACATACGAACAGCACGGTATGCTGTGCCAATCTTCCATTTAGGAACAGCAGGTTCAGAACACCGCATTGCTAAACGAAAAATCTTATCTGAGATTCTTCGTGCATCTTTCCATGTAAGTTCACCAATATCTGGATCTTCATGAAGTAATTTAGGATATGCTTTCGCACAATTCAAATAAAGAAAATCATGAATGACTGCACTACGAGCAACATCCCAAGGCGACATAATATTCCAGAATGGTCTTGGCACGGATGCCAAGTTTGTTTCAAAACCAATTGGTGCTGAAACTGTATAGCCAATTGTTCCATCTTTTGTAAGATCATTTTCCATACCAATTCTTTTTAGCACAAATGCGTCATCATCTGTAATTTCATCCGATGTAAATGACAATGGACTTACCAGTTTCCATGTAAATGGTGGATTATATTCTGCTTTGAGTTTATCGTTAAATTGACCGGGCATATTCTTTCAACTGCTCCTTTGCTGCATGTTTTCTTTTCTTAGTGTTACGATTCCAACGACCTTCATTATTTCCAAACCAACGATATTGTGTGCACATTGTGCAGCGCACTGTTCTTTTCGAAGCTTTGCGTCTTTTTTTCATAGGTCTAAAAATCCTCCTCGTGATTCAATTTGTGCTCGAACCTTTTCCAAGCTCAATGCTTTAATACGATTCTTCTGAACATAGTCAGCACCCACTCTCATATTTTCTCGCCAAGCACCTCCTGTGGATTCTGTTACATGAATAGCACCTTCTTCTGGCGTCTTTAATAAAGCTTCTTTTGCGTCACATCGATCTACAGTGGCTTTGATATAATATCCTTCTTGTGTCATTGTTTTCTCCTATAGAATATCAGATAATTTTGAAAAAGTCAAGAAATATTAAAATCAATTAAAACAATAGGATTGCTCTTCTTTTTCACGAACACATAGTTTTCTACTTACCGTATTTATAGATCTTGACTCAAAAGTTCGATTTGAATGAGACCTACTTTTTTCAATTGTGTGAGTTATCGATTGACTTTGCTCATCTTCGCAGGTTTCATTGTCTTTTTCAATACAATTTTCTGAGCAACTGACTAAAAATAATGTAAGAATAACAATTGTTTGTTTCATATTGTTTACTATGTGTGAGCCAGAAAAATAGCCCACAATCCATACAACGAACCAAAAATAATTATAACAGCAAATAGTTCAAGATAAAATTGTGTTTTACTTCCCATCCTCATCCTTGATACCAAAGATTTTTTTGATTTCGATTGTGATCGGTTTCTTTGGTCCAATGATATCATTGAAATGATGAATTGTTTTTTTCTTTTTATTTTTCATAATAAATGTTCCTTCTTTCATGTTGATTCTTGCGACAGGTTCAATTGACTTGTTTGAACTTGAAACAATAAGATCAGGTAGTGACTTGAGCTTTTTGGTGAGGCCTTTGACTTTCTCAGGTTTCAACCAGTCAGCCGGCTTGATGTTATGAACATCATACAAATCATTCTGAACTACAGCATATAAATCTTTTTCTTCTAAATGTCTTTTGAGCATACTAAAATAATTCAAGATGAGTAGTGACCACTTTCCTTTGGTAAATCCAACTTCTTTTCCGGTGATTGCTTCAGTCGCAGCCAAATAAGAAACAAAGTAATTCGAGAACGCACCTTTTTCATTCGTGAAACTGATGTATTCAATCTGTTCCTTTTTCTTCGGTCCCACTGATTCTGGATAATTTCGATTATAATTCCAATCGACAACTTCTGCCTTTTGTTTACTGGTGTCGAAGAAAACAGCCTGTATTGGTTCGGACGGATGAATAATTCCCTCACCGCTTTTATCAAAAGCACCATCGTATCCTAACGTACGAAACATCTTATTCCACATTGTCGTCATTTTTATTCTTAATGATTCACGAATATCATCATGTTTATATGTAACTACACCATTCTCTTCATCAAATTCAATTTCATTAAGCATATAATAACAAGCAACTCTTGTCAAATTCCATAATTCACTTCCTGCCGAATCAATTCTTGATTCATCTGGTGCTTGAGTAATAATTGCGTAGATTTCTTTTTGATACCATTCAGGTGTATCATCAATAGAATCTTTGCGATTTTTCTTTGCCCAATCAAACATCATTTTCGAAAGAATATTTTGGACTTTTTTTAAATCAGCCCTACGATAATTATTCAAATCAAGCATTTTACCTTTTGCACGAATCAAATAGAAACCTGGCTGGTCAGCAGCAAAAGGAATATCTTTAAAAGTTCGTGTCTTTTTATCAGCATATCTTGAGAAAAGTTCTTTCACAGGATAAGTGTAGAGACCATTTGGTGTTTTATATTTTGAATGTGGATTGATTCCTAACTTATATCCAGAAGTGTTTTTATCTTTGACATTTCTCAGTCTTTGTTTTTGTCGATGCTTATTGTCTAGATTACCAAGAGCAGAGGCAATTGCACTTCCAAGAATTGTTTCTTTACTTGTGTCTGGTTTACCTCTCTCGGTTTTCTTTGTCACTTGTTTATGACTTTGTTTACCAACATCAGACACAAAAGTGATATAGATATCACTATCGTTACGATATGGCCATAAGGTTTCCCAGATACCAATTTTAGGATTTTTTTCTGGGTTTCTTCTTGCTTCTGTTAAAAATTGACTAAATGATTTCATATTCCTTCAAGTGATGGTCTGTAAGCTTCTTCTTCACAACTGCAAAATGCATAATACCTCATAAAGCAAATGACATATTATCTTTTGTAAGACCAGCATCTAAAATTACTGGCTTTGATTTATAAATTCCCCAATTGGATTTCTGACGATACTCACCTAATTGCAATCGGTTCTTCTTAACAAATTTGACAAATTCTTGAATCTTTTTATTTTTCTTTTCTTTATGGTCTTCATTATTAATAATTGCTGAAAGAACTTTTCTCCATTCAGCAAAAGATACATCAAATTCACGATAGAAAATATTTTCATCAAACTTAGTTGCTTTGTGTAATAATAACCATGAAGTATCTGCATTCTCGTTATCATCATATTCAATCATTGGAACCATGTATGGTGGATTCATGTCATACTTTTTATATAGATTTACTTCAGCTAAATTTTGACGAAAGCCCTTGACATTCTTTGCAATTTTCATTACAGTTACATATTTTTTCTCATCAATTTCAAAAGCAGTTCGTCCAGAACCATTGCCAATTTTCTTGGCTTTTTCATTTGCTATGCTGATTTTCTTTTGGAAGCTCATTCGATCTCCTGTCCATTCGTCAGCATCCTGCCAACCGAGTTTATGTAATATTGTTTTTGTTTTTTCTTCAGTGAGAAATCTTGAAAATGATTTCATTTAGGAAATTCTTTCAATAATTTTGATTCAGTTGTAGGTCTTTGGCTTTCATCATCAAACCAAAACTTGATGAGTATTGACACATATTTTTTTAATTGTAAAGGTAAAATTTCTTTGCTAATCTCAACACCAAACTTTCGTAATGCAATTTCTTTTGCTTTTTGGTTTTTCATACCAAAAATTATAAGAAGTTGTTCATGATAATTTTTTCTTAATTTCGTTGCTTGTTCAAGAACAAAATCTTTGTAAGTTTTCATTTTTCAAAGAAACGTTGAAGTATACTAAAATCATTTTTAAATTGTTCAAAAGAATCTGAATTTCTTTTTATCATATCAGTAATCTTTTTTCTTTGAAGAGCGGTCAATTCTGTCTCACCTAATTCTTTTAGACCTTTAGCAAAATCATTGTAACCTTTATTCAGGGTAGCGATCGCAAAGGTCACTTTGTCAAATGCTTTGACCGTTTTTTGTTGATTTGAATTTTCAGTAACTTGACGAAATTCCTTATAAGTTTTCATCTTTCTTTTCTTCTTCATCGATTGTTATATTATCTGGCTGATGGGTTCGATATTTTTCTTCAAAGTAATCATGTGTTTGATAGGCAGCAACAAGATATCCAAACATAAAGGAGGCAATCACTAAAAAAGTTGTTGTCAAATTTCGTTGAAGACCACCTTTGCCTTTATTTTTCTTGATACCTTTGTAGACCAAATAAGTGGCTAAGATTGTTGTGATAATTGCAAGCGCAATTGTCCATGGATTTTGAACAAAGGTAATTGCACTACTTCCTCCTACCATGAAGATGAGTGCTGAGATCCAGCATTGGGGACAAATTTTTCCTCCTTTAGTCTCGTGACTTTAGTTTACAATTATCAAAATGATATCTGGTCATATTTGATTGACCGCCAGATTTAGAACAATGTGGACATTTAACTTTTTTTTGAATTTTATTTTTTCCCTTCATTGACTCTGACATTTTTCTTCTTGTCTCCTCAGAATATGATCCTCTTTTTCTTCTCGCCTCTGTAAGTTTTCTTTTATGTTCTTCGCTAAAAGGCCCTTTTGGTTTTCCTTTTGCTGCTTTTGACATATTTTGTTTAGCTTCTTCAGAAAACGGTTCTCTTTTTTTCCATGACTCTTTCAACTTTTCAATTGTTTCCGGACTATGTTTGTAATTTTTTCTCGCTTCTCTTAACTTTTGTCTAACTTCTTCTGTAGGTGAACTTCCTTCACCACCATCTGTCATATTATAACCATTTTGATTCACAAATGAATTGTATTTTTTTATGTATTTTTTTTCTAATCGATCAAGGTCTTTTTTTGAATTTGTTTCGGTAAGTATTTCTATTTTGAAATTTTCTATACCATATTTGTGCATCGCTTGATGTAATGCATATTTTTGTTTGTTCACCGCATTCCATTTATGCTTATACCATCGTTCTTCTACACTTACTGTTGTTTGACCAATATAAATTTTATTGTTTATTTCATTTGTTATTTTGTATATCCACATTTTTCATCCTTTCAATGAATCACTAGTAAGGTTCCCTGAACATCTCTTCTTTGTGCTGATACATCTCCATCATTTGTTGATACTAAAACGTGATACTTATTTCGATTGGCTTTATCCTCAGGAATTTTATTCATTTCATCATATGTTAGAATCTCTTTATCATATCCATAATATTTCTTAAGTGCTTCTTTGTATAATCTTAGTACTTCCTCAGGCAGATAAGTTTTATACAAAGAAGGATATTTCTTTTCTAAATCACGAACCTGTTGTGTTGAAAGAATCGCATCAAGTTTCTTTTCATCAAAAACAAATCGCCCTTGTTTACCTTTTGTTTTCTTGAACATCATTTCAAAGGCATGTTCTTTTTCAATTCCAGGAAAGTGTTTTTGAACTTCACTATTCTTTTCTTTGAATGACTCGAAGTCCTCCGCACCATGCACAGCTAGTTTAGGTATGTAGTTGAAAGAAGCAACCTTCGATTCGACGTTAACGTTTTTGTGTGGAGTACCGTTAATGGTCATCGAAGCTAACTTGGTTCGAGTGGTAGTTGCATTAATACTATTAAAGTTTTCTTCACCAATGGAGTTGAGCTTACTCAGCAAACTGTCTGAAAACACTCGTCTTTCTCCCAGCTTCTTTCCTTCACTATCAGTGAATTTCTCATACGCAGGAATGTTCAAATCAATCACTTTAGAGAATTTGAATTTGGCTAATTCGGGTATCTTGCTGATTTTCTTATCATATCTTCCACCATATGACAGATTGAAGACAAAGTTGTCAGGTATATTGCTCATGGATGGAGCAGCATTTCCTTTGAAGTCTTTTCCTGTGACAACTTCATGAATCATTTCAACACGTTTGGTGTAAGCATAGTGAAGAATGTTTGGTGTTCCTTTCGCAATGTTCATAATCAAATCAAAATACTTTCTTGAGAAGAAGTCACCCGCATCATGCCATCGAATGATCACTTCCTTATTCGATTTACTATGAAGTGTTTTCAGATAGGCAGCGGTCTTTTTTGCAAACTGCTCAGGATGATTGACAAGGAAAGTGAGAACTTGAGCAGCACTGATTGAAGGTGCTGAATACATTGTGTAGAATCCTTTTGTTGCGTAACAGAAAGATTTACACAAGGCAGCAGATGGGCATGTGTTAAGAATCGCAAGGCCTGGAGGATGAGATTTACCGTAAATGTCTTTCCAGTTTCTCTCCATATACACCAGACCTTTATACGCTGGCAGCGTGAAATCATAAATTTCTTTTGACTTACCCAAGGCACCCATTGACTTCATCATCTTTTGATTCTGAGATAATGATTTGTCAGGCTCATAGATGTAGGCGTTGCCTCCTGATTTCGCAAACAATCTTTCATAGGATGCAGTAGTCTTATTGTAACTTTTATATCGTCGAGCAAGTTCTTTTTCATCCATTGAAACAAACTTTGAGTTTGTCTTTGTCACACCATCATAGAAGAAATATTTAAACTCACCACTTTGTCCGTCAGGATCTTTACTAAACCCCTTCAATACTGATTTGATTGCTTTTTCTTTGTTCATACCTTTCTTCACCTTTTCCTCTACATCGGCATGAATCTCATCAAACAGGTCTCGTATTTCTTTCTTTGTCAGTTGTGAACCATCTTTCTTATAGATGTTCTTGACAATACCATCCATTGGCACATCTTTACCCATGATGTAATCAATCAGCACTTGGTCATCTTCCACTTCAAGACCATCCATCATCGCAGAAGAGTGAAGTAATGGTTTGTTCACAGCAGGATCAGGATAAACTGCCTTGACCATTCTCATTTCAAGATTCAATCCTTTTTTCAATCGTTCAATCAAGTCATCTGCGATTTGATTTTTGTTCAATCCTTTTTCGTAAATGGCACCAATATCTTCTTTCAGACCTTTCTTTTCTAACTCAGCGATAAAGTCTTTCTGAAAATCTCTTGCTTTGGCTTGTGTGTTCTTTTCACGAAATGCTTTTTCGGATTGTGAATTATATCCAGCAGCATATTCATTGAAGGCTGATTTGAGTAAACGATTGAATTGACGAATCTTATTTTCAATGGCATCATTCGAATAATTTTTTAGATTCTTTGCGATACGAATACGAAGTGTGATGTTTTCCATCCAGGACTTATAATCTCTTTCAGGTGTATACTTCATTGCTTTGAGGTCATCCCAATAACTTTCAGTCAAATCTTCTTTTGGTGGATTCTTAAGTAGTTTGTCTCGCTTCTCAAGTTGATAGAATTGTTTTGGTGTCATCAACATAAAAATTTCACCATTTGAACTTGATAAACTTCCAGCTGGTTTTTCTTTTTGAGGTAGTTTTTGTTTGAATGTGTATAAGCCAGCTTCTTTGATTTTTCTCTGTTCTTGCCCTTGAGCAAATTCGAGAATCATTTCTTTGCAATATGATGAGAATGAAAGCATTTATATATCCTGTAGCTTATGATTTTATTGAAAAATATTCTCTATTATTTATTGAACATGTTTATTTACATAGAAATCATGCGATGAGCTACAGTCGGATCAAAATCATCAAAGTTATTATTAATGTAATTAAAAAAATTAGTATACGCTACTTTACTTGATGAACTTACTTTGCGTTTTTTATAGTCTTCAGCAACATATTGAGGGTCTATAACATTTTCAAAATAATAAAAAGATTTTGATATACTTGCCTTTTCCTCTGCTGACAAAGGACGATAACTTGACCGGTCCATTGTAACTGCATTTAACAAAATAAATTTTGACCTTTTAGGTACAAGTTCTTGAAAAAATTTATGTGAAAATATATCATCACTATAGAGTTCTTTTAAAATTTCAATTTCAGGAATGATTTCGTTAGGTATGTTAAAAGGATTTGGTTCACCTCCTAACAGTATATGATTAAGTTTGTTGCTTTTTACAAAAAAAGGTATTCTGATGAATAAAAATTTATCTGTACTATCTTTGTATGTTTGAAATCTTTCAATTCTTCTTTGATACTGTTGTTCTGTATTTTCTTTACTCTCAATAAAATGTAGTATTCGCATATCATACTTTTTCGAATACAATGTACCAGTTTCTGGGTTTATTGAATTAAATTTTAAGTTCCCTTTTCGTAGCACTAAGGAACTATCAAATAAGTCATGTGCTGAGGTTGTAAATAAATCTAAGGTTTTTTTGAAATTGAAAGAATCTACCCAATCCACTGGCATTGTTGGTCCACCATAACCACAGATTCTGGCTGTGGCGGTAATCCAGCAATTACGACCCAATGAAATCACTCTCATCTTGTCTGACATTCTATATCCTTTTAACTTGAATTAACTGTTATCATATTTATGAATTCATTATATTTGAAAAGATAAATAGGTGAAGAGGATTATCAATCAAAATTTGTTCGTAAGCATTATGGAAGAAAGAAATTTCATTAAGTTTCAAGCGTCATTAATGAAATTTTACTTTCGTTATCACAAATGGCTAGGTTCAAAGAAATCGGAAAATGAGCTTGAGATCGAATTCATTGAAAGATATTGTAAATTACTAAGAAAATTCAACGATCTTATTCAAAAGCTAAAAATGAAATTATAAATAGATTTATAATTTTTATTCATGACCTAAAAATTCAGGAGAAATTAATGTCGAATGTAAAAAAACTCACAAGAATTTTGGATAAACTGATTCAGGTAGGTCCATCATACCTTGATCAGACTCTTCGATCCTATGTGACTGAAAATAAAGAATATCGTTTATATTACGATAAAGATGATCCGAATCATCCAGATGCTAATACATATGCTGTATTTTCTTATTTTTCTTCAGGAACATACAAAACAGAAAATGCTCGAGAAACTGATATTCTTATTGTTGCTGGCGGAGGCGGTGGTACAATTGGTAACGCTTCTGGTGGATCCGGAGGAGGTGAAGTAATTGAAATTCGTAATGCTGTTTTACCAGCTGGTGAATATGTCATTACAATTGGTGCTGGTGGGGCAGGTGCTTCAAATCCAGGTGCTCCAGCAGTAGGGCAAGCTCCAATTGCTGATACTGAGGCTCAAGGTAAGATAGGTAATGATTCGAGTATTCATAAAACACCTTCAACAAATCGTATTGTAGCAAAAGGTGGAGGAGTTGGTGGTTATCGACAATATGATACAAATGCTTCAGCCGGAGGTTCAGGAGGTGGAGCAGGTGGTGCTGACCATGATCCAGGAAATGTAGGAATTCAACCGGCCGCAGGCTCACCTTTTTATCAAGGTGCCGGAGTTCTCTCTCACACTGTTGCTGGTGAAGAAACATCACAATATATGTTGAATGGTTATCTTGGTGATAATGTCACTACAGGACTTGTTCAGAATTATGGTGAACCGGGTGGTGATTCTGATGCTTACGCATTAGGCAATGTAAGCACTACTGACACTTACACACCAGGTGGAGGTGGTGGAGCAGCCGAAACTGGTCAATCAGGAACAGATACAAAAGGTGGAGATGGTGGTGACGGTGTTACAATTGATTGGGTCAATGAAGTATTTAATAAAGTTTACAAATTCAATGGTAATATTCATTGGGGTGCCGGTGGAGGAGCATCTTGTTTAGCGGATAAAGAACCAGGTAATGGTGGTCTTGGTGGTGGAGGTGGAGGAGCCTCATTCAAACAGTTGGGCGCCACAGCCGCTGAAACTGAAATTTACTGGAATGGTAAAGGTGGTCTTTCTGGTTTTAATCCAGGTTATGATGCCGCATTTCTAAAAGGTGGTGCTGGTGGTCAAAACACAGGAAGTGGAGCGGGAGGTTCTTGTGGGACAGTTGCTTCTGATGTAGGTAGTCATATTCACAGAACAATCACTCAAGGACCAAATGGTGGTTCCGGATTTGTTTTGATTCGTGTAAGAATGAACGATATTGTATAATATAGATAGGATTTTTTATGTCACATTTTGCTGAAATTCGTCCAAACGGAAATGTAGTCTCTGTGATTTGCGCTGAGCCTGACGTGATTAACATGGGTGTAATGGGAGACCCTCATAAGTTTATTCAAACTTCTTATAATGGAAATTTTCGTAATAAATTTGCAAACATCGGTGACCGTTATGATCGGTCACTTGATATGTTTATTCCTCCTAAACCTTATCCATCATGGACTTTAGAAACATATGAAGAGAATGATGTGCCTAAGGCTAGGTGGACTGCTCCGAAAGCGAAGCCAAAAACAAAACCTCATTACATATGGAATGAAGAAACTCAAAAATGGGTAGCACCCGAAACAATGGTTTGATATGTCTCATTTTGCATATGTAAATCCATACACTCACCTTGTTGAAAAAGTTATTGTAATTGAAGAAGACATGATTGAAACAGGTGAGTTTGGAGATCCAAAGAATTTTATTCAATGTTCTTATACTGGAGAGTTTCGTGGATGTTATCCCGGTGTAGGATATCATTATCTTGAACGTTCAATCAATTCTGATATCACACTGAAAGATTGTTTTATCCCTCCATGCCCTACTCCTGGTTATTTCTTTCATGAAAAAACTTGGAATTGGCATCCGGATCCTCCCTCAGAAAAGAAGTTTACCAGTCTTTTAGGAAAATTCAAGAAAAAAATACTTGACATTTCTTTTAAAACCTGATATCATATCGACACATGTTAGAAAATTTTTCAGCGATAGAGACACTTTTGTTTCTGTCAGTCATACATACAATTGTTGCCACAGCCAGCATTGGCTTCATTTTTTTAATTGTTCGTGGTGACCAAGAGCATCAGAAAATACGAGACCAAAAAAAGAATAAATGACAAATGAAAAGATTAAAGTACCTAAAACTCTTAGGAGATTACCTGATGATCAAGAGATAACACGTTCAAACACAAGTCCCGTGTTATCTCATACTGAACAGGACTTAAAAGATGCATACGAGGAGTCTGTTTCTGAAATCTAACAGGAGAATATATTATGAATATCTTTTATCTCGATCCTAATGCACAAGCAGCCGCCAGAATGCACTGTGACCGTCACGTGGTAAAAATGCTTGCCGAATATGGCCAGTTACTTTCAACTGCTCATCGTGTTCTTGATGGTCAAAAGACGATTCAGAAAAATGCAGCTGGTCGTCGAATGACCACATATCTTTTCGAAGATGAAGTGAAAGAAAACACATTCTACAAATCATGTTATGTTGGTCATCCAAGTAACGTATGGTTGAGAGCATCAAAAGAAAATTATCAATGGCTTCATGCTTGTTTTGTTGAACTCGGTAAAGAGTTTGTTCGTCGATATAATAAGAATGAAGATCATATGACAATTCAAAAACTTGCAGACATCACAGCAACTCCTCCAAAAAACATACCAGAAAAAGAATTCACAGGACCTACACCAGCAATGCCTGACTACTGTAAGGTTGAAGGTGATTCTTTAGCTTCTTATCGTAATTACTATATCTTAGAAAAACCGTTTGCTGAATGGCGTTATTCAGAAACACCTCAATGGTTCATTGAAGGCCGTCAGAATCAAGCGAATAAAGATTTAGAATTTTATTCAGCATTAGTTTGAGGTGTTATGAATTGTAAACTACAGATTGATGAAAAGAAAGAATTTGTGAGGCTTTGTATTGAAGGTTACGATCAACATGATCAAAATGAAGGCGACCTCATATACAAAATGCCAATTGATGAGGTGCCAGAAGTTCTTGAAAATCTTACAACTCATCAGATTATGAATAGTAGTCTAATGACTGAAAGAGAATATCAAAAATTTAGCTTAATGATTAATGAATTAAGTTATTTTCTTTATGATACCCAAGAAAGAATTGCCCAAGAAGAAATGATAGGCGGTGAAAACAAACCATTATAAATAGAAACAGGTAAATTATGAAAAAGCCTTACATATTTTTTCTCGGTAACTTCAACAAAAAAGCTATGAAAAAGCAGCAGGAAATTTCAGAAAAGAAAAGAAGAGCCAATGTTCAATTGATTCAAGCAATCATGGACAAATGGGAAACAATTTCTGATGCAATCATGGCGTCGACAGTCGAAACAGGTGAAGTTCATATTGAAGAAATTATATATCATTTAAAAAATATCTCTGAAATATTGAAGATTATTCAAAAAAATAATTTTCAACGTTCAGATTTTGAAGAGTTTGAAATTCTTCTTCGAAGTCTCGAAGCAAAGTTAGATGAACTATCAGAAGAAAAGCTCATCACTGAAAAACTTTGGGAACTAATTAATTATTCACTCACAAATTTCGTTGAATTTGTTTCTTATTTAATGGTCTCCAGCGGAAAATAATGTTCAAAATATTTTGTGGTCATGCCGCCTTACAAGAGGCGACTGGCTCTCCTTTACCCAAGCCAGCCTCGGAGTTGGCACTTCTTTTTGGTTTATTAGACAAAGCACCAGACGAACCTCGTTACATTGATTTAGTCAAACATTGTCAGGAAAATATACAATATGTTGAATCCATTGATGATGAATTTGATGTAGCTTGTTTACCATATAAGTTTTCATCAGGACGAGATGCTATGATGCTTCGTCTAAATGATGCTTGTAAAGAAAGAGGTAAAAAGCTTTATTGTTTTTATAATGATGATAATGCTGCTTCATTTAACTTAGATTCAAATATTCAATTATATCGCACTTCTTTTTATAAATCAACAAAATCAGAAAATGAATTTGCGATTCCCGCTTTTGTAGCGGACACTTACGACCGAACAATTGTCGAAGAACTTTCGATTGGTTATTGTGGCACTCATTATGGTGAACGAAATCTTCTTCTCAAAAAGATTGAAGATTCTCCTTGGAAGACAGATATCATTCGTCGAAAATATCATCAAGCAAAAGAACTTTCTCCTGAACAAGCAAAGCAAGAATTCTTAGAGAACATGTCAAACAACATGTTCAATTTCTGTTATCGTGGTGAAGGAAACTTCACATATCGTTTCTATGAAACAATGATGATGGGAAGAATTCCTTTGTTAGTGAATACTGATTGTGTCTTTCCGTTTGAAGAACAATGGAATCTTCATGAACATTGTTTTGTGATTGATGAAAAGGATATGAAAGATTTTAAAGATCGATTTGAAACCTTTGTTGTGACTGAAGACCTAAAACAAATGCAGTTGAAAAATCGCAATCTTTGGATAAAACATTTCTCACCCACTGGTTTTGTATCCAGTTTTATTGAAAAACATTTATGAAAAAAATTATTTGTTACTCTTTGTGGGGAAATAATTCTACATATACGCATGGTGTTGAAGCAAATTTTAATCTAATCAAAAAATTTTATCCTGATTGGCAAATGGTTGTTTATTATGATAATACTGTTTCAACTGAATTTTTACAAAATAAAGAAATAACTTTTATTGAATTTGATTCAAAATATAACGGAGGATTAGCACGATATCTTGGTCTCTTTAACTCAGACCTATATCTTTCAAGAGATTTAGATTCAAGAATTACTGAGCGTGAAGTTCAATGTGTGAATCGATGGCTCAATTCACCACAAAAAATTCTTTCACTAAAAGATCATAAGAATCATATGAACAGGCCCTTATTAGAAGGAATGTTTGGAGTAAAAAATGGATTTGACCAAGATGATTATGATGCTTTACAAAAACACATATACAATAAAAAATGGGCTACAGATTCTGTATATCTAAGAGAACGTGTAGCCGAAAAATATAAAAATGATATTTTAGAATATACTTGTTTTGATGATGAATATTTAAAAACAACAAGAACTAAAGATTTTATGGGTCAAGGTTATTATGCTGATGGCAGACCCAGATATCACTGGCTAACAGGAGTGCCATTATGAAAAATTACTTACGAAATGTTCACTCACAAAATGGTGAAGACGGAATTATTGAATTTCTTTTAGGTAAAATCGAAGAAGTTTTACCTTCAGAAAAATGGTGTGTTGAATTTGGAGCATGGGATGGAAAACATCTGTCAAATACTTTCAACTTAATTCAACAAGGATGGAATGCTGTTCACATTGAAGGTCATGATGAACGATATAAAGATTTACTTAAAACTGTAAGTCAATATCCTAAGATTGTTCCAATTAAAGCAATGGTTGGTTTTGAAGCAGATGATCCAAATAAATTAGATTTACTTTTAGAACAAACAGATATTCCAGAAGATTATGAACTTCTTTCAATTGATATTGATTCTTTTGATTTAGCAGTTTGGAATGCATACTCTGGTAAACCAAAAATTGTAATTATTGAAACGAATTCAAGTATACCACATGGTATTGAACAATGGCATGAGCCTGATAAATTTCAGGGCAACTCATTTACATCAACAGTTAAAGTTGCTCAATCAAAAGGATATGAACTTGTTTTTAATACTGGTAATTTAATTTTAGTAAGAGCAGATTTGACTAAGTATCTTGACCTTCCATCTCCAGAAATATTGTCAAGAAAAGAATTTGTTCGTAATTCTTAAGAAAAGAGCTTATGATTTTATTATTAGATTTTTATCAACCTTCAAATTATTTACGTTTTGCGGAATATTTGTACGCTCTTCATGAAAATTTGAAGCACAATTTAATTGAAAAAATTATTTTATTTATATCAGATGATTTTACTTTGAGTTTTAAATCTGATAAAATTCAAATTGTTCATTTGAATTCAAGACCAACATATGATGTTATGTTTAACTTTTGTAACGAAAATTTCAATGATATATGTATACTAGGTAATAGTGATATTATATTTGACGAATCGCTTTCTTTGGTCACAAAAGAAAACTTAAAGAATACCTTCTATGCATTATCCAGAAGAGAATTGCAAGAAGATTATACCGTTCAAGAAAGACCAGTTAGTCACTTACATTGTTCTCAAGATGCTTGGTTTTTCTTACCTAAAATAAAGTTTAGTCAGCCTGCAAATTTTACATTTGGTGTTCCTTGTTGTGACCGCAGAATATCACGTATTGCAAAAGACAGTGGTTATATTGTAAAAAATCCATATGGTAAAATTATTTTAAAACACGCACATCAAGTAGGTTATCGATCATATCAACTTGAAAAAAGAAGTCCTGTACCGGGTCCTTATTTTGATTGTTATCCGAGTAATGAATTGTGAAGAAACCGATCGACTTTCTTGGGCGTCCTGATGGTTTAGGTAATCGATTTGAACAACTAATCTTATTAAAGATCTTTCAAGAAAAAACAGGAAACGAAGTTGTTTACCATTGGAATAATCTTCAATCATTTCGTTCAGACCGTAAATATGATATTCGATTTTCAATTGAAGGTATTCAAATAGTTGAATTGACAAAAGAAAATTTGAATAAAGGTTTTAGAAAAGATTATCATAACTTCGGTTACACACCGACACAAGAAGAATTTCTTGCGGCTGCCGCTCAAATCAAACCTACTTTTACAATCAATCAAGACACGTCAGATTGTGTTGGTCTTCACATAAGAAGAGGTGATAAAATCAAAGTCAATCCTCCACCGAGTGAAATGACTCCAGAACAATCACAATATTGTATTCAGAGAGCCTTTGATTTTTGTCGCAATGAAAATGTCAAGAAGATTTTTTTATGTGGAGATTGTCCTGAAATTTTGTCTCAACTTCAAGACGAACTTTCAATTGATGTAGTGTTGGGTTCAGATGAATATATGGACTTTTTTTGCTTATCAAGAACGCAATATATATTATTAGCAAGTCAAATTTCAAGTTTTGCTTTTTGCGCTTCTCTTGTAGGTAATAAAACGTTGTATAATTTTATTAACCCAAAAGAAATGAGAGAAGTTGATCGAAAAATATTATTGAGATTCAACACAAAATTAGTGACATACAATGAAAGAAATAAAATATGATCAAACTCGGAACTGATTATGGTGGTTGGTATATACCAGAAAATATACTCAATGAAAATTCAATTTGTTATTGTGTTGGTTGTGGTGAAGATATAACTTTTGACCTTGAACTAATCAAAAAATACAATTGTACAGTTGTTGGTATTGATCCTACACCAAGAGCAATTCAACATGTAAATGAAAATACAAAAGACATATCAAATTATATTTTTGAACCCGTAGGTTTGTGGAATGAAAAAACAACTTTGAAATTTTATGAACCTAAAAATAAAGAACATGTTTCACATTCATTTTTAAATCTACAAAAAACAGAAGAATATATTGAAGTTGAAGTTGATACTCTTTTAAATATTATGAACAAGCACGGTCATGATCAAATTGACTTGATTAAAATTGATATTGAAGGATCGGAATATAGAGTATTGAATTATATTCTTGCGAATGAAATGAATATCAAAATAATTTGCGTTGAGTTTGATGAAATGCATCTACCACTTGACAATCACTTTCGTAGCAGAATTCAAAAATATGTTCAATTATTAGGTGAAAAATATGAATGTTTAAAACAAGATAGGTCAAACTTCACATTTATGAGAATCCATGAAACCTAAACTAATTTTACCTAAACCAGACCTAACTGGTAAATTTGCTCATGCTCAAGACACCTTTCGTGAACTAGGTGAATTATGGCATGAACATGAACTTGTTGAAAGAATCTATTCTGATATACAAGTTCATCCTCATCTAAAGATTGATGATGAGTTGATTTGTTTATTTGACCGACCAATCTTTGAAGAGTGGTCAACAGGTATTAATACAGATAAAGTTTTGTTTGGCAATCCTACACCTCCTGGTAAGTTCAAACATGAATCATCCTGGATCTTCTGGGGTCGAAGACCAAAGTCTCTTGAAGATGCAAGAGAAGGATTGCTCACCTATAAAGAAAGAACCATTGAAACTTTCTTCGCAGGTAAAATTGAGAATCCTCTACAGAATCAAAAGAGAACTCAGTCACAGGTGAATTGGTCAGAATACATCGAAGACTTCTCTTGTCCTGTCAATGGTGAACGTAAGTATACTCAGATTGAATATCTTGAGAAAATCAAACAATCAAAGTATGGTTTGTGTTTACCTGGTTATGGTAACAAATGTAATCGTGAAATTGAACTACTTGGCTTAGGAACTGTACCAATTATCACACAAGGTGTTGATGTTACTCATTACGCTGAACCATTGATTGAAAACGTTCACTACATATATGCAAAGAATGGTGATGACCTGCGACAGAAAATCTTTGGTATGACTGAGATTGAATGGATTCGCATGTCACAAAATGGTCTTGAATGGTATGAACGCAACTGTTCACCACAGGGATCTTTTGATACAACAATGAAAATTATTGAGAAGATGATGAATAACACACCCGAATCATTTGCTACCTTAGCTACAGATACTGCTCAAGCAGACCTTGAACTTCTTTACTTCTCACTTCGTCGAATTTATCCACAGCATGACCTATATGTGGTTTGTGATGAAAAAATTGCTGAGTGGGCAAAATCAAAAGAAGATTTCCACTTACATACAAATACAGCATTGACAAAATATGCTGGTCAAAATCGAGCACAAATGGAATCAGCTGGTGTTTGGACTGATTTCATGCTTGAGAAATGTACAGCAATTGACGATGCTTTAGCTCAACATGAGAATACATTATTCTTAGATTCAGACCAATGTATTCTTCAGAAGATTGAAGTGAATACAGAAAAAGATTTAGGTCTCTCTCAACATTTAGTTTATCAATCAAATGAAGACCAGTTTGGTAAGTATAATGGTGGTATGGTTTTTGTCAACACACCTGACTTCACAAAATGGTGGCGTTTGAACACACCAAACTCAAAATACATGGAGCAAGGTATCTTAGAGCAAGCAGTTGATGACTTTGATGTTTTTGAATTTGAACCTCAAGTCAACTTTGGCTGGTGGCGTTTGCTCGAATGTGATGATAAAGATGAACGGCTAAAAAAGTTCAGCTATGACAATTGTCTGAAGTATGATGGTAAGCCAGTTGTCACCTTACATACACACTTCTTTGAAGAAGAAAATAGGACAGTAAGCCAACAATACGCAAAGGTCTTTAATGATTTTATTTTCAAGATGATGCCAGAAGATGATGAGGTGATTTCATTTATTCGTAAAGATCGAAAAGGTTCTCTGATTTTGATGCAATCATACTATAATGATAAAAATAAAAAGAGACAAGAAGAACTTGAGTATTGTTTGAAACAAAATTGTTCGAATCCTTCTGTTGAAAAAGTGATTCTCTTTTTAGACCATGACAAGGTAACATATCCAGAGCATGAAAAGATTGAAGTCTTTATCAATACTGAAGGTCAATTGACATACGAGAAAGCATTTCTCTATGCTAAGAAGTTCTACGAAAATCGACTTTGTGTTCTGACAAATAATGATGTGTTTTTAGACCATGAATCATTTTCAAATACAACAGAAATTGAAAACTTATGTAATTACAATGTAGTTCTTTCACTTTCTCGACATGAGTATAATGTTCATACAAAATTAGGTGAGATGGATCCAAGTTTCCGTGGCATGTTATATGCTCACACTCAAGACACTTGGATTTGGAAAGCAGACTTTGTACCTGAAGATTGTAACTTCAACCTGGGAACTCTTGGTTGTGATAACGCTATCAATGACCGCATTCATCGTGCGGGTAAAGTACCTTTGAATCTGGGAACAAAGTATAAAGTTTATCATGTGGATCATGTTCGTGGTAAAAAAGGAAACAATAAATTCACAAGAGATGAATCGGGTAAAATTAAAGCTAAAGATGAATTTCATAACTTTGAGCGTGAGACTTTCCCAGAAGAGAAAGGTCAGTTTCTCACACCTGATTATGGTATGATACAGAACATCTCTTTAGATGAGTTTGCGAAACAGCTTAAGTTTAATCATATTGAAAAATATGAACTCTATTGTGAAATGATGGGTAAAAAAATTAAAATTCAAAATCGTTGAGGTAAAATGAAAACAGCAGTTGTCTTAGGTGGTGGTGGTTTTATCGGTAATCATTTAGTTAACTCGTTGAAAGATGAGGGTTATTGGGTGAGAGCAGTTGACCTAAAGTATCCTGAATATCAAAAAACAAAAGCAGATGAGTTTATTCAAGGTGACCTAAAAGAAAGTTCAATTGTTCAAGAAGCCTTGTGTTCACCAGTAGAAGCTCCTGGTGGAATTGATGAAGTATATCAGTTAGCTGCAGATATGGGTGGTGCTGATTACATCTTTACAGGTGAGAATGATGCGAATGTGATGCACAACTCAGCAATGATCAATTTGAATGTAGCAAAAGAAGCTGTTAACTTTAAGTCAAAGCGAGTGTTCTACTCAAGTTCAGCTTGTATGTACCCTGAATATAATCAGATGGATCCAGACAATCCTAAGTGTGCTGAAACAGATGCTTATCCTGCTGAGCCAGATTCAGAATATGGTTGGGAAAAACTGTTCTCTGAAAGATTGTTTGCTGCTTTTGCGAGAAACTATGGATTGAAAGCCTATGTTGCAAGATATCATAATGTCTATGGACCTCTTGGAACATGGCATGGTGGTCGTGAGAAGTCACCAGCGGCGTTGTGTCGCAAGGTAGCAGAAATTCCAAGTGATTTACTCCGTGGCACAATTGATGTCTATGGAGATGGCAAACAAACAAGAAGCTTTCTCTACATTGACGATTGTGTTGAGGCAACGAAAAAATTTATTCGCAACGATACATTCTTTGGACCAGTTAACATTGGCTCAGAAGAGATGATTTCAATCAATGACTTTGCTTATCTGATTGCAGACATAGCTGGTAAGAAAATTGACATTCGAAACATTGACGGGCCGACTGGTGTTCGTGGCCGTAGCTCACACAATGCTTTGATTGAAGCCAAGTTAGGTTGGCAACCAAGGTATAGTCTTATTGATGGGATCACAAAACTCTATGAGTGGATTGACTCTCAGGTTTCAGTTCAAAAGGCGGCCTAATGGATTACCGTGACCACTATTATCGTGATGCATTAGAGTTTGAAAAGAAAAGACAAACATGGAAAAAATCTTTTGTAAAAAACTTTTCTTTCCGTTTTTATCGATGGAAAATCTCTCTTCGTATTGAAGAAACTTAACATGAGTAACTTAGCTGATTGATAAATATAGGATATCATTTTATAATCTCAATCAGCTAAGAAAACATGCCTACCTTATTAGAAAAATATCGAGCACGATTTGACACAAATCAAGATGGTAAGATTGATCCAGAAGAAATGAATCGATCAAAAGAAATTCTTGAAATGGAACTTCGTGAAGAAAAACAAGATGCTCAACGTCGAATGTCTTGGACTGCCATCGCTACAATGATCGTTTTCACAATCACTCTTTTCACACCACTGGTAACTGACTCAAGAGTAAGTGCTTTAGCAGATTTGCTTGGCTTATTTTATGTTGGTCAAGCCTCTATTGTAGGATTTTATTTCGGTGCCAGTGCCTTCATGTCAAAGAAATGAAAACATATCAAGCCTTTATCACAGAACTTTTTGACAAACCATTAGAATTTGATGGTCCTCATGAAATTGAAGACCAATCATATGCTTATGAGTTTGAAACTTCAAAAGGTCAAAACTTTGAAGTCAATGCGAACATTGACAAAAATGGCGCATGGGAATTTGGCTTTGATAGTGATAGTAGTTCAGAAACAAAATCAGGTAAAGGTGAAGAGTTTCAGGTCTTTTCAACAGTAGTCAAAATTTTAAATGACTTTATAAAACGAGAGGCACCTGATCATGTTTTTATTGAGGCTGTCAAATCAGAACCCAGCCGTTTGAGATTATTTCGTCGAATGGTTCAAAAGTTTGTTCAAAGAAATCCAGAATATAAGTTCAGTGAAAGAGAACGAGGTCGCTATATTCGTTGGGATGTGATAGTCAAAAACAAAAACATTTCAGAAGATTACAAAGGTGAACATCAAGCATCAGGTAAAGAAGGTGCGCCTCTTCATGACTTGACACACAATGGTGTCTATCCAAAAGATGTTTATAGTTCAAAAGGTATTCAGTATTATGGTGATGGTGGTGAATTTGACCGAGCAGCCTTTGCTTTTGTTCAAGCATATCATAATAACCCAAATCGAAAGATTAAAATTTATCGTGCTGTTCCATATCAACAGACAAAGGAAGACCTGCTGGCAGCCCTCCAGAAAGCTCAGGCGCTATGGCTGAAGAGAGCCAAACCCTCACCTGACTTTGAATCTGAATTTCAAAAACTTGGTGCGAAAAAATATTATGAGTGGTTGGGAACTGAGGAAGAAAAACTTAAAAAGAGTGACAAGAAGGTAGAAAACATTTCAGAGATCAATCCTGGTGATTGGATCACAATCGTTCGTAATTATGCTGTTTCACATGGTCGGGCACACTTGAAGAATAAATATCGAGTACTCAGTAAAACAGTTAAAGCAAAAGAAATTTGGACCGGAGGAGACTCGATTTTAGAGTGGGGATACTCGCCATGAAAACATATAATCAATTCACTGAATTTCTAACTGAACAAGTTCAATGGCAAAGGTCATTGTTTGACCATTTGTTTTATGATGCCGACTTACTCATGACTTCAGATACGTATGGAAAAGAAACTAAAAGCTATGATGAGGATGATGAAGATGATATAAAGTCTGAAGGCTTTAAGAAAGAACGAAATCAATATGTTTTTCAAAAACAAACGGATCGATCCTTTCAGTTACCACTCAATTCAAGATTTATTGAGAGAGTTTCGGGGGAGATACAACTACTTGCTTGCCACTCTACAGGTTCACAAGGTCTTAAAGATCTTGTAAAGATTCAGAAAAAAAGAACAAAACAAATCTCAGCTTATACAGTTGACCCATATAGTGATATGACATCAGGGATCTGGTCTGACAATAATGGTGGAATTATTGCGGTTGTCAAAGGTCAAGCAGTGGCTGGTCTACAAAGAGATTTATGGAGCAAAGTTGATAAGCAAGGTAAACGCCTGTTAGATATCACAACAAATGGCGGTCTAAAACCAACTGAAGTCTTCCGCAGTGGTATTCGAGTTTGGAATAAAGAAAATAACGCTAAGTTCATGGCGCTCATCAAGAGTTATGAAAACATGACACAAGAATTAGTTGATATGAAAAGAGGTATGATTGAAACCTTACAAAAAGAATATGAGGATAAACGAGTTGCTCCAAAGAATAAAGGTGAACAACGCTGGGAAACTCTTCGTCCATATGACATACCCGGCTCAGTCAAACAGCAATATATACGTAAGTATGTGATCGGAGCAGAAAAAATTATCACCAGCAAGCCTGAATGGAAAAAGGCTTTCAATGAATATCTTTTGTCTTGGCCCAAAGCTCAAGCAAAAAGACTTAAAACTAAATCAAAGCAAGACAACTACGATGAGATCGTAGTTGGTAATTTTGAAATTCTCTATGCGTTTATTGCTACGAGTGCTTTGAATAAGGGAGAAGACATTGAAGCCTATCGTAAACAATTCAACTTTCCAACTAAAGTCTTGCGTTATGCTACACTCGACGCAAGCAAAAGTGTGTTGAAAGATTATCTAAAAGAAATTCAAAAGAAAGAAGGATGAAATCATTCAATCAATTTCTTGTTGAAGCAAGAAGAAATCCAGATCAAAATCCAAAAGAGAATCCTGTCAAGAAATTATCTCCTTATCGCAAACGAGGAGATGTATTCATTTCCTTTATCAACTCTGCAAATGCCTATACAGATACTGCAGATGAAACTGTTCAAATTGGTCTGAATACTAAGTCAAGGTATAACACACCAAACGGTATCTATACTTACCCTATTGTATATGCGTATGAGGAAACAGGTGATGATGATAAAGAATTTAATGTACCTTTCGCTGGTGATAAGCCTTGGATTGGAGTCATTCAGCGATTACCAAAAGGTAAACATCTGAATTTGACTGATGATTATGATGGTGCTAAATTTCAAAGAGATGTCAAGGACTTGTCACATGATGTGTTAGATAAAATGAAGAAGAGATGGCCAAACAAAGATGCTCGGATCTTTCCCCGAATTATTTCTTCAGCAATAGCTCAAGCACAAAAAGATGCTCGAAACAAATCATATGCAGGCATGTTATGGAATGTTACAAGAATGATTTCATTTGTTTATGCTGAACCAAATTGGGATAATGTTGAAGCACTTGCGGGTCGAAATTCGTCTTTTTCAACATTCAAGAAATATGAACCAAGCGCAAAAGTTTGGGCATTGCTTTGGACTCGTAGTGCTAATAAAAAATTCTTTTATGATTCAGTCTGCGATCCAGATAACAAAGGAATCATTCATCCTGCTGAAAGAACTCAATGTGTATTTTTCACAGGAAAAGCTCGCTTTGGTTGGAAATCATTTGATGCAATACCAAACAAAACCTATAATTTTGGACCATTGAAACAAGAAGCCGCAGAACAAGGCAAAGCAAAGAAATTGATCACATCAGGTAAAATTAACAAACTTGGTGGTAACAAGGTAACCGAACATATGTTGGCAAAGGTAGGTGTAACAGGAGATGCTGTTAAAGATGTATTATTGACAAATTATAAAGGTGATTCAGGAAATCTCTTGAGTAAACATCCTATGAAAGTTAAGTTACCTCCGGTTATACAACGTGATATTTTGATCGATACTTTTAAGAATGAAAAATATCTTGTTGATGTAGACCAGAAAGAAATCTTAGCGGCAATTGCATATGCGAACGTTCGTAAGAAACCAAAAGTTATTCGTCAAGAATTACACAAAACGGGATTGAAGATCGAAAACGAAACAATGGAACAAATTGTTTCAAAGAAGCCTGATATGATTAAAGCAATCATAGATTTCAAACCAGATGCGAAAGTTTATATAAAGGCTTTTCTAAAAGATGCTCGTTATATGAATGTTTTCAATGACAAAGCAGATGACAATCCTTTCTTTAAAGATATTTCTCATGAGATACCGGAAGAACTTCAAGAGAATTGGTCAAGAATTATTGAAAAATCTTTTCGTAACAAGGAAGTATTGATTTCAATCAAAACGGATGTCGCAAACTGGTCTTATGACTATATGAAAGATGAGCGGATTGATTCAAAATATCATGACGAAATTGAAAAGGTGATTATGGACTGGCATCCATATGCTCATATACTCATGATACTTAAAAGAAATTCGAGTCAAGAAAATGACGAAAAGAATTTGGCTTATTGTCTTGAAAGGTTATATGGAGAAGCAACACCAGATGTCGGTAATCCCTCACCTTATTCTCAAACATATCCTATCAAAGCATCTTATCAGAGAATTCATTTTGAGATTGGTGAAAAAGTAGTAAAGGCTTTAGAAAAAGATGAGGTTATTGAAAAAGGTCCTCATCGTGAAAAAATCAAGAAGATGATATTAAAATACATTGGAAGTCTTGACTGGGAAGGCCAGAATTATACACATACTTGGAAGAAAACACTCAAAGAAGGATAACATATGTTTAAACTTATGATTTTAGGATTGGCAACCGTTGCCTTGATTGGATGTCGAGACATACTGCCGGAAAAAGAAACTGAGAAAGAAACTACAGAAATTCGTGACAATCATTCTTACACGGAGATTGTAGAAAAGATTGACAATTACACGAATATCACCACAACAACCACGACAGAAGTCACAAATACAACAAATACAACGAACACATCAACATCTGATAGTTCAAGCACTAGTGGAACAACTTCAACCGAACCAGCAACTGACGATGACTTTAAAATTGCGATGTTTGATGAAACATCTGCGAATGTCACCGCAGTTAACTGGGCACTTGGCGCAATGCCTTCATTGACATTTTATGTAATGGGTTCAACTGATTATGCCATGAATCAAACAGGGGTTACACCTTCTCTGGATAACTTCACTTCAACCACAACAGGCTTTTTTGCCTACACTGTAAATAAGAGTGATATGTTTTTAGAGAAAGCCAATGTAAACCCAGATAATACTTCAGATATCACATTAGTTTATAAAACTGATTTGTATGGCTACATCAAAGATAATACAAAAATATACGAGATGAAGCCAATCGAATTCACAATATTGGTAAAGTAAAATGTTATTTATCGAACTGTCTGTCGTCTTTTTTTTATTTTTATAACTTCTTTTCAACCACGATGTGATATGAAAATGCCAAAAAGTTTTCGTGAATGGATAACTGTAATCATTGTAACTGGTTCAGTGATTTATGCTATTGGATTTTTACTCTTTCTTATTTTTTATTGGGAAAATCCAACCATGCGACCTCAACATCCATTAGGGTTTAAAGTTAACGGAGAAAATTTATGAAAAAATTTATAGCAGCAACACTTATGTTGCTGATTGGGACAATTGCTCATGCTGGTTGGTCAACTGAAGAGAAGAGTGCCTTCTTTGAATTGTTATACAATCCAGATAAAGTAATTGATTTTGATTCAAAAATTCGAATGGTCAACATGATTGAGTGTGTTGGTTCGTTTTATCAGAAAAAATATAGCTTTGATCAATTCAGAAATTTTTGGTATGATCAAAGTTCAGCAAACATGGCAGTCAACCAAGAGTTCACTTATGTATCTCAGATGTGTGAGAAAATGGTAAGTGAAAAGAAATCTACCATTTGGGTATAAATAGGAGAATTATATGCAACAAGAAATGGATCCCGAAGAACGTATTGGCATGACATCTTATCGTTTTCAAGATTTGCCTGTTTGGGCAAAAAAAGCAATTCAAGAAAGTAGCCAATGGACGAAAAAGAAATCTCAGAAGTACTCGCAGAAATAAAGTCAGCACCTGAAACATTTAAGCTTGCGATTGAAATATATGAGAAAATGTCAAATGGAAAAGACAGAGCAGATTTAGGTAAGGCAATTCGTGAAGCAAAGGATGCTCTTACAAGCCTCGACATTACATTAGAAGATATTCAGATTGATTTAGAATATGAATTTATTAAGCAACAGGGACATTATTAGGATAAATGAAATATATTATAATGATTATTATATTGAGTCAAGTTTCTTGTGGTGCTTTACTGAATTGTGAATCAAGACATGCTTGGGATCGTAAATATAATGACGGGTTAGTTTATCAAAAATGTTTGAGTTATCGAGATAAGGAGGAAGATCAATGGTACGACCGTTTATTTGGATTTTGATGAGTTTATTTTTGATGGGAATGTCGAATGCTGAAAGAAGAGAAGAACAGAAAAGAATTGAAGAGATGGTGAGTCGAACTGTGAAAGCTCAGACTCAACCATCTCCTAAAGGTTCACCAAGAATCAATCGTATACTGAAGAATTCATATACAAACTGTTGTACTAATCCCCGCACACCCAAAACAATTTTCAGATTTCCCGTGAAACCGCCCTATCGAAACTCTTATCAAAGTTTCTTCGGTGGAATCCCACGGGGCTAATCAAGGATGAACATGCTCAGTGTGTCTGCCTCGACGATCCTTTCCTGTAAAGTTTGAATCTCTTTCCTTTCGACGATTCTTTTCTCCTTCCCAACCTTTGAGAACTTGTTCATATTCTACTCGCTGAATGCGGTCTGATTGTAAGAACAGATAATAGGTAAAAAGCAATAATAACAGAAAAGTTCCATGTTCCCAAAGTTCCATACGGTCGGAAACGGCTACGTCAAATGCCATAAAGAGTATGAATGCCGTCACCGAAGCCTTAAAACACAAACGATGTAAGGTTCTTGTTCCGAACATAGTTGTGCGATTGTATTGATTATAAGGCGAGAGTGACCTTATGAAGATATAAAAGAAAAGTAAACCAAGACCGATTTCAAGCGCACCAATTAATTTTAGAGTAAATTGAGCAACATCGTTTGAAAGTCCTAATTGACCAAAGTAGGCGTTAAAACTGGCTGTTCGATTTTTGCCATAAGGAGCATTGAATCGATATTTCATGATTCTTTGCTCAAGTTCACCAGTTTCTGCATTGACAACAGCAAACTTAGTTAGATTGGGATCCGTATCCATTTCCATTGAAACAGTGGTAAATTTATCCCAGCCGTTTCCCATCCAAAAAGTTGCGAACAGCAAGTAAAGAAGAACTGCAACCGAGGCTCTTTTATCGATGTTAACAATTGTTCTGATCATTTTTTTCCCTGATAAATTGTAAAAAATAAATATTCTTACATATTTATCGGGGAAATTTATTTTAGGTAGTCTCTTCTACAAAACTATAATTGTGACTACCGGTGAGTCCACCCACCTCGTATGATGCAACCCTAGCTTCAAAAAAATTGTCATGACTGACATTCGAGAGTATCCAATCTAACCAAGAAAGTGGATTCTCTTTGACCTTGAAATTTGATTTGAGACCTAATTGAATCAATCTTCGATCAGCCATGTAACGAATATACAATTTGACTTCTTCTTCACTTAAACCTTCAGGTGAATAAAAGCCGTATGCTCGTTCAATAAAGGCATCTTCTAACTTAACGGCAGTTCGAACCATTTTGTAGATTTTCTTTTTGAACTCATCATTCACAATTTTAGGATTTTCAGCACAATAAGTGCGGAATAACTTTGCCATTCCCAAGGCATGACACGTTTCGTCTCTTATCGAAAATTCATTGATCTTACCAAAACCCTTGAGTTTACCAAATCGTTGGAAATTCAACAACATTGCAAAACTGCTGAAGAGAACTAAACCTTCATTGATGACAGATTTCGCAATTGATAAACCTTTTCCTTCTTTTGTGTGAATATCAATGTCAAGCATGAAGTCGTGCTTCTCTCTCATTTCTTCAATCTCTAAGAAAGCTGAATATTCTGATTCAGGAAAGCCCATCGTATCATTGAAGAGAGAATAACTCTCTTGATGGATATACTCACGACTGGCAAAACTTGTCAACATCTTGCGTATCTCATTGTTTTTGAATACTTTTAAATAATAATTGATATAGTTTTCTCCAACATTTACGTCACTTTGAACAAATAATGTCAAAACGCTTCGAATGAAATCTTTTTCGCCTTGTGACAATTTGTTTGATTTCCATTCATGAACGTCATCCTCTAGACTTACCTCATCGGCAATCCAATGAATCTTTTCATGATTCTGTGCTATTTCAACGGCCCAAGGATATCGAAAAGGTTTATATGTAATACTTGGTTCTTCTAATCCCCCAAATTCTTTTTTCAAAATAATTTGTTCTTGCTGTAACAATTCAGTATATGTTCCAATATGCTTGTCATCAATGAAGATTTGAGGAACAGATGTGACTTGCTTACCATTCGAAACTCGCTGATAAAATTCTTGTCTTTCATTATAGTCATCCAAGACAATTTCTTCAAAGGCGATTCGATTTGTCTTGAACCACTCCTTCGCCTTGACACAATAACTACAACCTGTTTTACTGTAAATTTTTACTTCCATATGTTTATGTATACCTTTCTAATAAAATACCGCTGGTGACGATTCTGAGACTTCTGGGCTCACCCCTGGCAATTGAGGCAGTCCTCTTCTTCTTTTGGTTTTTCCATGTAATCTTGAAGAGCATCCCGCTCCACTTTCTCTGAGACATTTTCAACTCGACTATCTGCTTCTGTTCTTAGATAGTAAAGTGTCTTGAGCTTGTTTTTCCAAGCAAGATAATGAACTTTGTTTAGTTCAGACTTATCCTGTCTTGCTGGAAAAAACAGATTCACTGATTGACCTTGTTCGATATATTTCTGCCGATCTGCAGCATGTTGAATTACGGTTGCTTGGTCAATCTCCATCGCCGTCTTGAAGACATTTTTCTCATGGTCTGATAAGTAATTCAGATGTGAAACAGAACCACGATTCAACATGATGCTAGACCAAACAGCATCCGTGTTCTTGCCGTGAGCTTCGAGAACTTTTGCGAGATATGGATTTTTGATTAAATGTGAACCCAATCTTGAACGTTGTGTAAAAGTATTGGCGTTGTATGGTTCGATTGATGGTGAGACTCCTAAGAGCATTCCAGAGTTAGCATTCGGTGCGATGGCAGTCAGATGAGCATTGCGTCTGCCTGTGCCTTCGCCGTCAGGATATTCACCTTTCTGCTGACCCAAACGAAGTGTTTGCTCCTTGGCTTTTCGATCAATGTGATAGAAGATTTTCTCATTCTCAACTCGAGCCTCTTCACTTTCCCAAGCAATGTTGTTCTTCTGTAGCCATGAGTGAAAGCCCATTGCGCCAAGACCCAGTGACCTTTCTCTGGTCGCAGAATACTTTGCCTTTGACAATTCATTCGGTGCGTGGTCAATGAAAAACTGTAGAACATTATCGAGCATGGTGATCATATCTTCAACCAACTCAGTATCTTTCCACTCATCAAACTTGTCAAGATTCAGTGAAGACAAACAACACACGGCTGTTCGGTCTTCATTTGTGGGAAGAGTGATTTCCTGACAAAGATTTGAACTGTTGATTCTCAGACCTTGATCCTTGAGTGATTGTGGTAGATGACGATTGGACTCTGTGATGAAATGAATGCACGGCTCACCTGTGCGATACCGAACTTCAAGTAGAGTTTCCCACAATTCTCTTGCACGAACTGTATCTCTCACAGTTTCATCATTTGGATCGATCAAATCCCACATTTCATCTCGTTCAACGGCTCTCATGAATTCATCAGGAATGTTGATTGAGTGATGTAGATTTAGATTCTTTCGATTGACATCTCCTGTTGGAACTCTCATGTGCATGAACTCGAGAATGTCAGGATGTGAGATGTCCAAGAAAGCACACAATGAACCTTTACGAGTTTTGCCCTGTCGATAGGCAATCATATCCGCATCAATTGTGTGAAGAAATGGCATTGGTCCTGGTGCTTTGTTGGAGACAGATCGGACTTTGGACCAGTTTGCTCCGATTCCTCCTCCTTTGACTGACAACCATCTCACCTCGGTTGAGTGATCGATGATTGACTCTAAGTTATCTTGAATGTCTAACAGAAAACAAGAGATTGGCATTGCTTTTGGTTTCAGTCCTGGCAACACGGAGTTGGAAAGAACTGGTGAAGCAAACATGAACCAACCTTTTGATACTGCATCATAAAGTCGCTGGGCTAATTCTAAGTCACCTGCTGAAAAACAAAGTGCTGTTCTGGCAAAAGCCTGCTGTGGAGTTTCATGGTCATTACAATAAAACTGTGATAACATGTTCACAGCCATTTCAGAAAGAAGTTCATTTCTTTCTTCATGTATTTCTAAACCATGATATAAATTCTCCGAAAGAGGCATTGTCAAAATCTGGGCACTCATGTAAGGACTCCTGCTAAATTGTGAAAAAAAGAGTATAGAAATGCATCGAAATGATTACTCATTTTAGAAAAAAGGTTTGAATTTTAGGGATTTATCTCAATTTGTAACCAAGAATATGTTCTTCATACAAAACCATAATCTTCTTTGTTTTGTTCACGTTCCAAATTAATAAATGGTCAGATTTATTCTCAATTTGTAAAGTATGATCTTGAATTATATGACCACCATCCATAGTCATGATTTCAATTTTTGGGTTTGAACTCAATTCAGAACTAAATTCGCTTTTGAAACTATTATAACTTGCAACTGCCATTTTATACCATACTTGTAGTGTCATTAAGAAAGCGGACTCCAATAATGGATTCCCGTGTGATACACATCAGTTTTTTACCTGTTGCGTTTTTGATCAAAATCATACCTGAAAAATCTTCCAGAAGATCTACATCCTGTATAAGAATGCTTTCTGCAGTTGTCATAATTTCAATTTTTTTCGTATCCGAATATGTTGATTTGAAAGAACTGATTCCGGGAAAAGCCATAATTTATCCAATAAAATGTTTTTGAAAGCGTATCTCTATTTAGCAATTTTTGGTCTTCTCATCAATTCGGAACCACTGCTCGAACATCAAAACGAATGCGTTGATCATTTGGCGACCACTCATCTGTATCCTCATTGAAGTCTTCAATTTTCGTGAAGAGAAAATGTTTTATAAGATGTTGATTTTCTTGAATTGTTAGAATACCAAAGTCTTCAAATAGTGAACGAGTGTTGTGAAGAATTGAGATAAACTTTTCAGCAATTTTATGTGAAGGTGAGTGATCCAAAGAATATTGAACCAGTGCTTTTAGATACTCATAAGATGATGAATAAGAACAATCATAATACTCAGCCAAAGGCTCAACAAATTCATCATAGTATTCTTTCAGGTCATCATCATAATTTCTTGAATTATATTCAGTTGTGTAAGACCGTATCTCTTCAATCTTCTCATCAATGAAATGAATTTTAGCGATGTCCATTGGTGTCATATCTTTTGCCACATTTTGAGTTGAAAGGTTGCTTGAAGTCCTTCAAAGGTAAATCGATCAATCATTGAAACAATTTGAGATGCTGTATACCCATTTAGTATATATTCATTTATATCTTTTCCCGGCATCGAGTCAGGTAGCAGAGCAACTTTATATTTACGGTCAATCATGTTCGCAATTTTTTTGATGATTTCGGGATTGCGAGGTTCACGGTCAGCAACAAAAACAAAATCAAAGTTGAGTTTATCTAAAGTTTTTGTCACATCTGAACCAGCAATCGCAATTGCGTTTGGTAAAAACATTGCATCAATTGGACCTTCAACAATATAGATTTTTCTTGAAGTGTCAACTTGGTCATAATTGAAAATCTTAGGAGCTTTCTCGTTGAGCTTGATTGTAATGTAACGAAGTTTTGTGTTACCCGATAAGGCTCTACCTTGAAAAGCTATAAGTTTTTTTCTGCCATTATAAAAAGGTATAATGATTCTTTCATCATTACCACCAGCATAATTTGGATCATAATACTGACGAACCCAGTTACCAAAGTTTTCTGTATAAAATAATTTTTTATGATATTTCTCAGGTATCTGTCGACGAAGAACATATGCTTTTGCTTCATGTGAATTTGACAATTGCTCAATTGAAAGAACATCGACAATTTTTGAAGCAGTAACATTTTCAGAAGGTATTGGTTTTGCTTTGAGATTGTGAGGCTTCATAATCTTTTCTTCTCGACGATGATCTAAAAATAGTTCTTTTAGATATTCTGTATGTAAAACAGGGTTTATAGTTTTTAAGAAGAAAGAGAATTTAGCACTGAAAGAACAATTGTGACAAAAATATTGATAGAGATTTTCTTTTTCAAAAAGATAACCTCTTGCTTTTGTTTCATTTCGTTGACTATCACCACAAACAGGACAGGAGAAGTTTGCTCCGTTTGCTTTCCATTTAAAATTTCGAAGTGAGGTAGATAGACGAAAGATGAACTCTTTTTGAATTGATTTGTTCTCAGTCAGAGATCGCTTGTTCATGTTTTTCTAATAATTTCCTGATAAATGTTGTAAAGTTAACTTTTTCAGTTTCAAGGAGAAAGGAAATTTCTTCGAACTTAGCACGGTTGCTCTGAAAATAATTTTCTGCGATTTCGACATTTTCACGAACAACAAGCCATTCTAATAGTTTCTTTGTCTTGAGTGACAAATTTTTCGACATGTATGCTTCTTCTAACTTTTCCTCAGTTAGATAGGGCACATCATCATTTACTCTTTCAAATACAGGTAATTTTCTCGGCTGTTTACGAACAATCGGTTTCGTTTTTGAGTTGATTAGTCTCGCAATATCATGATTGATCTGCCGAAAAGCTTTTGATTCCATTTTCTTCTTAATGGGCATATCCCGGAGATGTGATTGTAGGTTCAGTATCAGGATCTGAATACCACTTATTCAAGAAGCTGTTGAACTCATATGTTCCTGGAGGATGTTCAACAACGTTGTTCAATTGTTTATCATATTTATCATCCTTCTCATTCTTTTCATCTTTTTCAGGCTTCTCTTCTTCATTAACAATATCATCAAATTCTTGAGGTTCAAGACCTACAGCAATCGCAACTTCTTTCATTGTTTCAAAGTCTTGCTCAGAAATGGCATCTTGCTCAGAAGATGAAATTGAAAGATACTCATGTAAATAATTTTCAAAGAAAGCTTTTGACATTTGCTTGTCAAACTCTGCACTTTCGAGCACATTCAATAAAGCAGTAAAATGATTCATCTTAGTCTCCGTGAAAGTAATTAGTAAAAACTGGAAGTTCTTCAACTTGCCTTAAAACTTTTACGATTGAGCGATAATAAAACCGCTCTAAGTAACGAAAGTTAATGTAACGATATCCCTCAACTTCGAGTGATTGATTACCATCTTCATCTTTGAAGTATGTTGTACACTTCATCTTCGAAGTGTCTGGTAACTCTTTAGGGACATACAAATAAAGCCATAAATCTTTGTTTCTCGTATAGTCAAAAAATCCCAATTCTGTTAGGTCTTTTTTATTCAACTTGAGTCCGGTTTCTTCTTCTACTTCTCGGACTGCAGCATCAATTGGTTTTTCTCCTGGCTCAATCTCTCCTTTTGGTAAATCCCACTTATAAGATTTGACACCAAGAACAACTTTTCCGTTCGTAATCACTACACCAGCACTAACTTTTTTCATACTCTAAGCTTTCGGGACTAAAATTTTCAACCAGTTTGGATGTTTACTTTCTCGAATCTTCGAAGCGAACACAATTGCTTCGAAGGATAATTTATTGATTAGATTGTCTTTAAATAAACTTCTGAAAAATTCAAGAAGCTCCTCCGCATATTGAGTGTTTGAGACAAAGTTTTGAATATTGACAGATGTCAACCGCAGTTTACCATCTTCAACAAACTTATCACTGTCCATTGATTTGCGATATTCAACTTCATGTGGTATCACATGCTCTTTCTTGACCATTTTCATCGGGACAACAAGATGAATGTTCAGAGAACCGTCTGAGGGCTCAGTTACATTATACCCGCTTTTTTGGGCAAAGTCAAGTAATTCCGCAAAACTAATTGCATTTTTTCCTTGGGCGCTGAGTTCTTTCTCAAATTCTTTGTTCGCTGGTTTTCCTTTCTTTTCGATTTTGATATTTTCGATTTTCAGAAGTTTGGGTTTTTGATTTTTGAAAATCTGTTTCGCAACAGAGAAGCACTTGTCCAGACTGAGACCATCTGTGATGACATCAGAGTCGGGAGTTGTGCTGAAGTTCAGGTCATCGTTGATAATTTCTGTAGAGTAATTGCTCCAGAAGGAGATACTGTCTACCTCGTTTTTTGACCCTTTGATTTTATTAAATCTCATTGCGAATGATTCAGGTCCAACAAAGAACATTTTACCAAAAGCATACTGCTCACCTTTACGATAATATTTTACAGTATATTTTTTTGAACCAAAATCATATACAGGTTCTCCGAAGAGTTCACTTAATTCCTTCGCATTGATCTCAAGAGCAAAATCAATTGGTGATTCAGCATCTTCAGCAATACTACCTCTCTTAAGTATATGATCCATAAATGATTTACCTAATTTCCATTTCTTCTTTTTCTTTGAAGAATGGTCATAAGCATATCCTTTTGTAGCACCTTCAAGATTTGAATAGGTTTTACCAATAAAGGCGTCATCACCTGTCTGGGGTAAACCAACACTTGATGTAGTCAAAGGTGCGCCATCACTGTCTTCTTCTACTTTTGTAAATTCATCTAAAAGATTTCGGAAACTATATTTTGAAAAGGACATTTATATAATCTTTCTTAAAATTTTTTCTAGAGTTGAATCAATTAAAATTTCACTCACTTCAATTCTTTTGTAATTAATTTCAAAACAATCTGTTTCTTTTAGTTTATTCAAAATAATCAAAATAGTTTTAAGCTGAGGATAATAATATTCATGTATCTGATAAAACAATATTTCATTAGCAGAACGAATATGAAATTCATTATATATGATAATGAAATGATTGATTAACAAATTTACATTTATATTAAGAGGGTTATCTTTATATTTTTTTAGAAGCCTCTTAATATAAGTTATATGTTTAAGCAAAGACTTAAACTCAGTTTCAGACAAATACTTTGATCTTAAATTATATAACGCAAATGCGTAAAAGTTCTCTTCAGTAATTAAAACCATAATAAATCATAAGAAAATCTTATGCCGGTACTTGATTACCAGGGAATACTTGATACCATTGTCGTACATTTGCTGAGTCAGGCATTAGAACCTCAAAACTCAATTGCTGAGTACCTGAATGGTAATATAGAATTGAAGTACCATCAGGTAGATTCGTAGGATCTGGTCTTGTTGTATAAATTTTTAGTTGCATCATTTCAGCTGCAGTCACTTTAGTTGTCATTGTATTTGCGGCTAAGTTATTTGCTGTGTAATTTTCTGTATTGAAATGAGCAATTTCAACTGTATTTGCTTCTAGGTGGTCTGTTACAACATCAGTTGATTGAGTGTATGAACTGATGACATTCGCAGTTATTAGGTCGGTGATTTGTGCAAATGGGGAATGAACTTCATTTGATACAAGATTAGCGGTAGATACTGATGCTGAATATAAAGTTTGAGAACTGATATCACTTGATGTCAGAGTCCCTGTGATTGCTGCCGCACCAGCATTTAATCTTCCTGTAATGGTAGCATCATAAGCAACATTGAAACCCTTTAAATTTGCTATATCTGCATTTAGGTTTCCTACAATACTTATGTAACCATTTGATGTAAATGAAGTTTCTACATCAATTGTTTTTGTTTTAACTGAATTCGTTTGAATAGCATTTGAAAATACACTTGATGTTTCAAGCATAGCCGTATTGACATGAAGTGATTCAAAATAATTATTTTTGATTTTGTCAATGGAGGCAAGTTCAGTTACATATAAATGATTGTAAAGATGTAGATCATTTTGAATGAAAACATCTTGTTGAAGATAAGTGTCACCAAGAACTGTGAGTGTGTTACCTACACCAAGCACGCCACCACATAGAAAATCTCCATCGATTTCTAAGTTGGCGAAATTTGGTGTGAAAGAATCGAAATGAACATTTCCACTACAATAAAGGTCTTCATCAATATGAACAGAGTTTGCTACAAATAAATCACTACCAAGAGAAAGATTACCGGTGAGACTGTCAAAGTAAAAACGATTTGTAGCATCTAAGGTAGTGTTGAATGTAACATCTTTTCCGTTGAGTTCTTGACCGATTGAAAGAGCGGATGGAATTTGGTCAAAGAGAGTTTGAGCTAACATTCGCTCATTTTTAGGAGTTGTTCCTACATCACTCACAACAAGAAAAGTAGTATCCTCTTTGAGTTCGGTGAGGAGTGGTAACTGTGAGATTTTTCTATCGTTTGATGATGGCATTTTCTTACCTTATCCAATGATTTATATGTTCTGTAATATTAGGATTGATGACAACTTTTGTTTTGTTTTCTTCTTTATCCTTTTTCTCTTTGTTTTGACGTTCTTCCTCTTCTTTCTTATCTTCGTAAGAAAGTTTCTCACTTCGTTTTTTATCATTTTCTAGATAATCAATCTCATCATCAATTTTATCCTCAACATCTTCAGGATCAGGATCTTCATCACCCTCTGAATCTTCAACATCTTTTGAGACATTTTTGATTGCCTTTTTCTCAATATCATCTTTTGATTGAGTTACATCTTTTTCATTGTCAGGATCATAATCATCTTTTTTTGGATCATCCTCTTCTTCATCATCAGGTCCTATTTCTTCATCTTCTCCCGAATCTTCTTCGCTATCTTCACTGCTTTCAGCATCATCTTCGCCTTCAAAATCTTTGTCTGAATCCATCTCTTCGTCAGAACTTTCATCAGACGTATCAGTGTCCTCTTCTTCCGTTGTGTCATCTTCTTCATCCTCTTCTGAACTTTGAGCAAATAAGGCTTCTAAATCATCATCTTCTTTTTGCTTTTTCTTTTTTTCAAAAAGATTAAGACCCTGTATAAATTGATTATAACTCTTCATTGTGCTTTAGATAAAGGCTGTATCGGGAAAGTATTTCTGAAATACTGACCGGTTTATAATCCCACACATCAAGATTTACATTATAAACGGGATTGATGATATTATTTTGAAAAATTGTTGAGCCATGCATACTAAAATAAATACTCTTGTTATTCTCTTTTGAGAGATATCTTCCGCAAGAGGTAATTACAAGATTAGACTCTATTCTATTTATATGTTCTAAAAAGTTAGTTATATGAATTGTTTTACGATCATATTGAATCATAGTGTCAAGAACACAAAGCTCAGTATACTCAGAATGTTCTCGCTCGGCATCTTTTCGATGATACACATGACAGAGCCTTCCGTTCAAACGAGAGACTAAATCCTTGTACGTATAGCCGGGCATGTTTGGATTTTTTGAATCTTGAAATTCACCAAGGACAAATACAAGAGCATCCTCTGGCACAGTATCATTCCAGTATGAAATCAAATCTTCATTCATACTTTCAGTGTCATCCCAATTCTGGCATCGTTTGCAATGATTCCTTGGGTCATAATTAAACTTTGGTTGTCCAACAAAATACATAAGTTCTCCTATGAGAAATCAATTTTTGAAACAGGTTTCGAGGCAACCTCACTCCTTGCGGCTGCTGTTTGTACAATTTCATCTTCTTCTAAATTATATAGGCGCATTTTTTCTCGATCCATACCAATCATGAACTTTGAATAATAACTTGGATCATTATAGCGACTCTTCAATTGTTTGATCATTACCTTCTTCTGCTCAAGAAACTCTTCAGTCACAATGATTGCTGCCATGAAATCGGCTGTCATTGAAATACCATGAGATTCTGAAATGTTTTCAAGGTCAACATCCGTATTATATTGACCTGAACGATTGAACTGATGATTGCTGATGATTGGTATTTGTCGCTCAACAGCAAGACCACGAATTTCTTCTGCTACTGACTTGTAGTAATTATATGAATTCTCAGCAGATTTGACTCGAGCAGACAAACAGATACCTAGATAGTCAACAATGATGACGTCAGGTGTGAAATTCTTTTTCAAACTCAATTCGTTCAGCAAGGCACGAAAATGATTGATGTTCACAGAAGCAGGAGGATACTGTTTGATTTTAAGTTCACCGATTGTCTTTTGACGAATACGATCAATCTTTGATAAAAAGGAATCCTTTGTAAGTCCTGAAACATCTGCCATCTTCATGTTCATTAGATTAGCGTCAATTCTTTGAGCAATCAATTCTTCAGCAATCTCAAGAGTGATGTAGAGAACATTATAGCCTTGCTGTAGATAAGATGCGGCTAAGTGACACATAAACAAAGTCTTACCTGAGTTTGTACCACCAAGAAACAGATTCAATGTGCCATGAGTAAAGCCACCTTTTGTAATTTTATTCAGTAGTTCAATGTCAAATGGTATCTTTGCTTCTTTTCGATGATAATAATCATATCGTAAAGAAGCATCTTGAACAAAGTCATGACCTACATTTGTGTCAAAGGATACTGAGAGTGCATCCTTGAGTAGGTCAGGTATTTCATTTTTACTTTTCTTTGTTTTTTCATCTGTGATGATTGAAATCGATTCACTCACAGCAAGGAAAATTGCTCGATCTTTACACCATTCTTCGGTGATATCAACGAGCCAATCAACAGTCATGTTGTCGGTATCGACTTCCATGATTTCTTTCCACAATTCAGACATCGCTTCGAGTTCATCATCACGAAGCGAGTTATCACGACCAGCATAATATTCAATTACATCATCAGAAGGCAGAGTATTATAGTCGGTGATGAAGGTGCTGATATAATTGAAAATTGCTTTATCAAGAGGATCTTCAAAGTATTCTTTCTTGATAAAGGGAAGAGTTTTGTTCACATAGCTTTTGTTTTTAATTAGCTGGTTGAGAATCAGTTTGGTGTTCATTAAAAGCCTCCATTGCGTAGAGTTCTGGACGATTCATTAGTACATCAATAAGTATTTGTCTTGTCACTTGCTCAAATTCTTCTTGGTCTCCTTCTTGCTGTTCATAACCTTTGGGGACAAAAGAAAGGTCATATTCAAAGTCAAGATTGATATCTTTATCTTTCACTTCTTCCCAATCAGTTACTCTCTTGATCATACCCTCTTCCGTTTCATATGTCAAGCGTAAACGATTGATTTTGAAAAAGAAATTTTGAAAATAACCATTACCTATTTGAACTGCTAAACGCTTATCTTCGTTGTCTTTGACCACACGATATTCAATGCGGTCTGTTCGATTCGTGTCAATTTCTTCTTCTTTAAATTCATCAAAAACTTCAGTTGATACTAACATTAAACCTCCTCAATATCTTCATGCAAATCATCTAAAGGTTCTTCATAGATGTCCTTTTCAAGTTCAGGATCAAATTCACCATAGGAAAATTCTTCATGAATAACTGCATTGATCTTCTCAAGAACTTCTTGTGTGAAGAATTCTTCAGGATCTGCCATGATTTGTTTTTCATATAACTTACGACCATCTGGTACAGTGTATCTTGCGCCTACTTTCTGAAACACACCAGCTTTGATCGCAAATGGAACCAAACCGTGATACTTGTTGATTCCTGTTTTAAAGTTTAGATAGATTTCAACAGCAGAGTTTTCTCGAGTGAAACGAGACTTTCTGGCTCTGGCTGTAATGAAGTTACCGACTTGAACGGTACCATCTTTGTCTTTTCGTTTTGATAAAAAGAGAACAACATCAGACAAGAATAAAGGACCTTTACCACCTGTCATCACTTCTTGAGGATACATACTACCGATTTCGGAGTAGACATGATTTGTCATGATGAGAGGTGCGTTTGCTTTTGACAATTCCATCTTCAATGTTCTCAGTGCTGACTTGACTAATCTGCCTTTTGTCATATCTGTTTTGTTCGCACCTGAGATGGCATCTTCATATTCTTTTTCAGTTGAGAGATTACCTACAGAATCGAGAATCATGATGAAAGGAACTTGTTCTTCTTCAGGTAACTCATTGTATTCTTTGACAAACTTGGTTGCTTCATGTCGAAACTGCTCAACAACACCAATCGGCACATAGAGCAAACGATTCAAATCAATGCCTCGTTCAGCAAACATTTGAGAGGTGAAAGCATTTTCTGTCTCATAGTAGACAACATAGCCATCTGGATGATTCTTTTGAAACTCTCTCGCAATCGAAACACAAAAGAAGGATTTGCCAATACCTGAATCAGACGCAATCGCCACTGTTTTGTTCTTCGGAATACCTTTGAAGATATCTGCTGACATAATTGCATTCAGCATGTAAGAACCAGTATCAAGAAACTCTTCGCAATCACCAATCATTCCCTTTTCACCTACGATACTCGCAAGTTCATTACCCATCATCTTACTGTAATTCTTGAAAAATTTTGACATAATAACCTCAGCTAAAAAGTGACATAAGATTTACTCTTCTTTCATAGTGCCAATTGATTGGCTCTAACATAATCTTGAGAGGTGAGATGAATGCTCTTTCCCACATCGCATCAAAATCAACTTTATCATGTAGTTCAAGTTCTTTTGGTAGACGATTTGGAAAGGCAATCACATTCTCTTTCGTGTAGTTTTGGTCTTTTAGAAAGACATACTTAACTTTTGCGCCATCTTTGATATCAGAATAATAGTTCTCCAGTTTGTGGCTTTTCAGCCAATAATTATAATTGATGCCTGCTCTTACATGAATCGGGCATCCGAGTTTATATTGATTTTCACCACGATGATACTTGCGAATACCTTTGATTGATGTCGGTAAGGCAATCTCTTCAGGTGACAGTGAATACCATTTCTTTGAAAATTCAGCAACATAATCAATGAGTTCTTCTTCTGTGCCTTGAACTACAATCTTAGCACAATCAGTCAATGCTTCTCTTGCGGGTGCGGGTGTTGATGATTTGACTGCTTCGACGCCGGTCATCTTGATCTTTGGTGTAGCATAGTCAACACCTTCCATGTGAACAATTGACATCACATACTTTTTCTTTGCGATGAACACACCACTGCCAACTGCTTCAATCTTCATGTTCAGAACTTCTTCATGAACGTTCAGATATTTATTGAACTTGTCGACAGCTTCGTCAATCTTTTCAGAGAGTTTTGTGTAGCCAACTTTCTGAACAAACTTGTTTTGTTCTTCTCGACTTTTGTTCGGCACGACCTTCTTCACAATCTCATCAAGTCGAAAATAGATTGAGTCTGTATCCATGTAGGCCGCATAATCAAGATTATCTGTCTTGAATGTTTCATTCAGATACTTGTTCAAATAGTTTTCAACAAAGCGATTGACTGCCTGACCTGAATAGGTCACTGCCTCTGCCAAACGAATGTCATAGAAACGGAAGTATTTCAGACCGCAGATACCATAGAAGGAGTTTGCGGCAACTTTCGCAACAAGCTGCATGTTATAGAGAGCAACAGCCTTCTTTTCGAGTTCAGGAATACGAGCCTTTTCACCTGCTTCTTTCAATCTTTCAATCTCTTGTCTTGTTGAAATCATTGCCTTTTTCGAATCAACTCGCAAGTCAAGCATTCTTTTGACAAGAGTCGGAATGAAGCCTGTACGGTCTCTTGAGAAACGAACACCATTTGCGGCAACAGCAACATCTTTACGATAGTCTTCTGACAAATCTTTCTGCTGATTCAGAATATCCTCAATGGTCATTGGCTTCTGATATTCAATTGTCTCAGGTGAGATATTGAATGTGCGAATGATATAAGGATACAGAGAAGTGAAGTCAAAGGATACCATAAACTCATGCTTACCTGTGATGGGTGGCTTGACATAAGCACCTTCAAACTTAGCAGTTTTTTCACTGACAGTTTTCTCGTAAGGTACAACAATCTTCTCACTATACAGATAGTTCTGAATGATGTTTTCCCAGTATCTCATCGGACTGAAGATATCTTCATAGTTGACCTTTGAGAAATAGGCAAGAGTCAATGCGATATCCATAAACTTTAGTCGGTCATCAAGACGTTCAACAAGTTCAGTATCTTTGATGTTATAGTCCATGAATAGTTGAAAGTCTTTTTCGTACAAGTCAAACAGGTTATCGAACTCAGAGATATCTTCTTTGTGGTCACCTAATTCAACTTCAGCAATGAAATCAAGCTTGTAGCTTTCACGATTGACAAAGGTGAACTTTTTGTAGAGAGCAAGATAATCTAGCTGAGAGATACCTTTGATTACATAGAATAATTCACGTTGACCGAAACTGTTCTGTCTTGTACCAGCATAGACATTGTTAAAAGGTGAGAGTTTTCGTATACTATCTTCACCTAAGACCTTTTCAATTCGTCCGCAGATATAAGGCAAGTCAAAGGTTGTTGAGTTCCAGCCAGAGATTACATCAATCTCAAGCTCAGTCCATAATTGAATGAACTTTAGAAGAAGAGTTTCTTCGTTATCATATAGCTGAACAATGATATCATCACGATCATTTACATAGTCACCGCAGCCTTCATAGGTGAGACCAAAGGCATAAGTGACACCTCTTGTTCGAAGTGAAATCGCATTGATGGGAAACTTTGATTCTGATGGATCAGGAAAGGTACC